CTTAATTTTGATGTAAGTGAAGCAGATTCTGATGTTATAGAGGCATTTCTTGAAGCTAGAGCAGAAGATGGTGCTTCTTTTGATTGGCAACCCCCTGGAAGTGGTGCTGCTTATAAATGGATATGTCTTGGGTGGACTAAAACAATTCCTTATGTAAACAGAGCTAAATTAAGTATGAATTTCCAACAAGTATTTGAACCTTAATGACAAGTCCTATATCTGAGTTACAGAAAATAAATCCAAGTAGTATTATTGAGCTTTTTCAGTTGGAATTAATTACTGCTATTCATGGATCTAATACAAAATATTATTTTCATAATGGAGTTAATACTAATCAAAACAGTAATGTAATTTTTAATAATATTGAGTATGTAAAAATGCCAATAGAAGCTGAAGGTTTTGAATTTAACGGTAAGCAGACCCCTAGACCACGTTTAAGAATATCTAATATATTAGGAACTTTTACAACAATAATTTTAACTTTACCTCAAGGATTAGAAGGAGCAAAAGTTACCCGTATCAGAACTCTAAGTAGATATATTGACAATGTTAATTTTCTTGGTGGTGATATTTTGTTAGAAGATGGTAATTTTTTAGTGCAGGAAAATGGAAGCTTAATAGATATGGAGGCTGGTATAAATCCATTTGGTACGCCCGATCCTACTGCTACATTTGATGAACAAGTTTTTATAATTGATCGAAAATCTACAGAAACTAGAGACATAGTTGAATTTGAATTAGCTGCTACTTATGATATACAAGGTGTTAGATTACCTAAAAGACAAGTATTACCAGCAGATTTTCCAGGCATTGGTACGTTTTTCTCATAATGTGGCAAGATGATGCACTAGAACACGCAATAAAAGAAGATCCAAGAGAATCTTGTGGTCTTTTATTAGTTAAAAAAGGAAAAGAAGTATATTACCCTTGTAATAATTTAGCCTTTGATCCAAAAGATCAATTTATTATTGATGCAGATGATTGGGTTAAAGCTGAAGATGAAGGGGAAATAATTGCTGTTGTTCATAGCCACCCTGTTACGAGTGCAAATCCAAGCGAAGCAGATAAAGTAGCGTGTGAAAAATCAGATTTAAAATGGTGGATAGTTCAACCTAATTTAAAACAATGGGCTTATTATGAACCTTGTGGTTATAAAGCTCCTTTAATTGGTAGGACATGGGTTTGGGGTGTTACTGATTGTTGGAGTCTATGTAGAGATTGGTATAAAGAAGAGTTAGGAATAGAACTTATTGATTGGATCAGACCAAACAATCCAGAAGATTTTATAAAAAATCCAATGTTTGTAGATTGTTTTGCAAAAACAGGATTTAGAGAATTGTTACCAACAGAAAATTTAAGATATGGAGATTTATTATTAATGTCAATAAGCAGTAGCGGATTAAATCATATTGGTGTTTACTTAGGACAACAAACAGTTTTGCATCATCTACAAAATAGGTTATCAAGTCGTGATCTATTAGATGAATGGCTGTTAAAATGTATAGGTAAAAGGATTCGTTATGCTGCGTAAAATTAAGCTATACGGAGAACTGGCAAAGTTTTTGGGTCAAAAGACTTTTGAAGCTGAAGTGCATAGTGCTGCTCAAGCTATAAAATTTTTAATTGTTAACTTTCCACAGTTAGAAAAACATATGGCAGACAGGTATTATAAAGTTTCTGTTGGGAATTGGGAATTAGAAGAAAAAGAATTACATTATCCAAATGGAAATGAGGATGTAAAAATAATTCCTGTAGTTGGTGGAGAAGGTGGTAGAGGGTTAGGAAAAGTATTACTAGGAGCAGCAATAATCGGTGGTGTATTTTTAACGGGTGGTGCAAGTTTCACTTTTGCACAAGGTCTAACATTTCAAACAGGTACTATTGCAGGTGTAGGTTCTTATGGTGCTGTTGCAGCAAAAGCTGCTGTTTACGTTGGAGGGTTTCTAGTATTAAATGGTATTTCTCAAATGTTAACTCCTGTTCCTCCTGTTTTAGAAAGAGAGCAAGATCCTAGATTATCTTTTAATTTTAGTGGAATACAAAATACAAGTCGTGCTGGTGTTGCTGTTCCTGTTATTTATGGTGAAGTATTAACTGGATCAGTAGTAATATCTGCTGGTATTGAAACTGCACAGGTGGAAGTATGAGTAAAGTTATAGGTTCTGGTGGTGGTGGTGGAAAAGGTGGAGGTGGAGGAGGTGGTACTCCTACCGAAGCTAAAGATAATCTTGATTCAAAACAATTTGCCAAAGTTTTAGATTTAATAAGTGAAGGAGAAATTGAAGGATTAGTAGATGGTGCAAAATCTATATTTTTAAATAACACACCATTACAAGCTGCTGATGGCACTTTTAATTTCAAAGACGTAACTTTTGAAGCCAGAACTGGTACTTCTAATCAGACTAATATTCCAATAACAAAAAATGTAGAAACTACAAAATCTACAGGATTTTCTACAGTAGAACAGGCAACACCTAGGGTTGTTCAAATAACAGATTCTAGTGTTGATGCAGTTTCAGTAACTATTACTGTTCCGTCATTACAATCTGTAAGTGATAAAGGAGATATTTTTGGTACAGAAGTTCAGTTAGAGATCGCTGTTCAGTATAGTGGTGGATCATATTCAACTGTTGTTTCTGGTAATGCAGGAACCATTACAGGTAGAACTCCTGATACTTACCAAAGAGATTATTTAATAAATTTAAGTGGTGCTTTTCCTGTAAATATTAAAGTTACAAGAATAACTGCTGATAGTACTTCAACTAAATTAGCTAATGCAATTCAATTTAATAGTTATGTAGAAATTAAATATGATCAAAGAACTTATCCTAATAGTGCATTAGTAGGTTTGAAAGTTGATGCAGAACAATTCTCATCAATTCCTACTAGAAAATATTTAGTAAAAGGTATCAAAGTAAAAATTCCTCATAATGCAACTGTCAATGCAGACGGAAGTTTATCTTACACAGGAATCTTTAATGGAACGCTTGGTGCTGCACAATATACAAATGATCCTGCTTGGTGTTTATACGATCTTCTAACGTCATCTAGGTATGGATTAGGAGATCATTTACAGGAATCAGGTTTAGATAAATTTAGTTTTTATGCAGCATCAGTTTATTGTTCTGAACAAGTAGATGATGGTACTGGTGCAGGAACAACGGAACCTAGATTTAGTTGTAATGTAGCAATTCAAAATCAACAAGAGGCATACAACGTAATAAATCAGATGTGTTCTGTTTTTAGAGCTATGCCATATTATGAATCTGGCAGTTTAACAATTACACAAGATTCACCAAAAGATTCTAGTTATTTGTTTACTTTAGGTAATGTATTGCCACCTGGATTTACTTATCAAAATACATCTCAAAGAACTAGACCTACAGTTGTAGTTGCTAAATATATGGATTTAGAACTCAGAGATGTCAATTATGAAGAAGTTATAGATACAGCAAACCAAACTCGTTATGGAAGTGTTGTAAAAACTATAGATGCTTTTGCTTGTACAAGTAGAGGGCAAGCAAATCGTTTAGCAAAGTGGTTGCTTTACATGGAAAACGTGGAGCGTGAAGTAGTGACATTTTCTACTTCAATAGATGCAGGAGTTGTTGTCAGACCTGGACAAATAATAGAGATAGCTGATCCTGTAAGAGCTGGAGAACGTAGAGGTGGTCGTATAAGTGCTGCTACAACCACTGCTATAACTGTAGATGATATAACAGGACTTTCTTTCTCTGCTAACTCTACTTTATCTGTCATTCTTTCTGATGGTTCTGTAGAAAATAAACCTGTTAGTGGTATATCTGGAAGTGTTATAACAGTTTCACAAGCTTTTAGTTCTGCTCCCAATGTTAATAGTATTTGGATCTATCAGACAACAGATATTCTTACATCTACTTGGAGAGTTTTAACTATTACTGAAGAAAACAGGACAAATCATGTTATTACAGCAAGTCAATACAATTCGGGTAAATATAATCATATTGAAAGTGGAATTGTTTTAACACCAAGAGATGTTACTAATTTAGACGTACCGCCACCCTCTCCAACTGGTATTACAGCAGAGGAAGTTATTTATGAAAACACAGGTATTGCAAGAGTAAAAATTATTGTAAGTTGGACTACTTCTACTGATAATGTTTATGTTAGGTGGAGATATGAACAAGGTAACTATACTTCTCGTTCTGTTGAAGGTGCTAAAAGTTATGAAATACAAGATACGATTGCTGGAAACTACACGATTGAAGTTTATAGCGTTAGTGCTTCTGGTCTAAGATCAACATTACCTAACTCATTAAATCCATTTGTAGCTGTAGGAAAAACTGCTTTACCATCAAATGTAACTGGTGTTAGTTTATTACCGATTGATGAGACAAGTGCGATATTAAGTTGGGATCGTGCCACAGAACTTGATGTGTTGTTAGGTGGTAAGACTTTGATTAGACACTCTAGCAAGACAACAGGTGCACAATGGAAGGATGGACAGAATATTGTTGTAGCTGCTGCTGGAAACCAAACACAAAAAATTGTCCCTTTGCTTGCAGGAACTTATTTAATTAAGTTTGAAGATGATGGAGGTCGTGAAAGTCCTTCACCAGGCTCACAAGATTCTGCTTGGAATAATACTAGAGTCACTACCAATTTACCAGCACCATCTGAAAGACTTGTTGTAGGAAATATAGATGAACATACACCGAACTTTACTGGTTCAAAAACAAATACAGTTTATGATTCTTCTTTAGATGCTTTAAAACTTACAATAACTAATAATGCGGTATCAACTTCTGGAGAGTACGTTTTTGCCAATTCTGTAGATTTAACGCAGTCATATGACGTAAATCTAAGAAAAGTATTAGAAGCCTCTAGTTTTAACTTAAATAATTTATGGGATGATAGAGTTGATTTAATAGATGATTGGGGATATATAGACCAAGTTGGTGGTGTAACTGAAGCTACAAAATGTAATGCTGCTGTTTATGTAAGATCAACAGATGATGACCCATCAGGTTCACCAACATGGAGTGCTTATAAAGAGTTTAGTAATGTTCTAATTACAGGTAGGGCATTTCAATTTAAAGCAATATTAACAAGTAATGACACTAACCAAAATATAGCTGTCACTAAATTAGGTGCTAAATTAGAATTACAGGGAAGAACAGAATCTATTTCGACTCCAGTTACTACTGGATCATCTCAATATACTGTTTCTTTTACTAATCCATTTAAGCAAACACCAACTGTAGTAGTGACTCCGACCAACCAACAATCTGGAGATTTCCACGAACTTGCTAATATAAGTAGGACAGGTTTCCAAGTCACTTTTAAAAATGGTAGTTCAGCAGTTGCAAGATCATTTGTATGGGCAGCATCAGGTTTTGGTAAGGAGGTCACATAATGAGTAATACGTCAGATTATAATTTAGCTAACCAAGTTGGTTCTTCTTTTAGAGCCGAACTTAATACCATATTGGGAGATGTACAGTCTTTAAATAGTGGATCATCAGATCCTACAACTACTACTGCTTATAAAATATGGGTTGATACGGCAAATAATTTATTAAAAATAAGAAACTCAGCAAATAATGGTTGGTTAGTTTTAGGAAGTCTGACAGATGCAGCACATACTAATAACTTTGGATTAGCAACAAAAGCATCTCCAGATTTTACAGGCACAGTAGATTCTGCTGGTGATATTGTGATGGGTGGTACAGGAGCATTAAAATTACCAAATGGTACAACTGCACAAAGACCAACAGCAGCTACAGGTCAGATAAGATTTAACAGCACTACGACAGAATTTGAAGGATATAACGGATCAGCATGGGGTGGTTTAGCTTCTGGAGTGCCTGTAGGTACAATCCTTGCTCATGCAGCTAACACACCACCAACAGGATTTTTAGAATGTAATGGATCGAATATTAGTAGATCAACTTATGCAACATTATTTTCTACTATATCTACAACATTTGGTGTAGGAGATGGATCATCAACTTTTGCTTTACCTGATCTAAGAGGACAATTTATTAGAGGTTGGGCTAATACTGGTAGTACTGATGCAAGTAGAGTTTTTGGTTCGACACAAACAGATCAAAACAAAAACCATACTCATACAACAGATTCAACAAGTTTAACTGGTACTGTCACACATTTATCAGGTTCACTTCATGCAAATCCTGGAACTGCTACTGGTATTTTTTCTGTACCATCTGCACAAGGTGCAGTCGGAGCTAGAAACAATAGCTCTGCAACTGCTGCAGCTTTAAGTATTGATGCAAGTCATTCACATACTGTTGCAAGTAGTGGTGGTGGAACTGAGGCACGACCCACAAACCTTGCTTTAATGTACATAATCAAGTTCTAATTATGACAAATAAAAAGATAACTGAATTTACAGAGCTTACCGCACCAGCGAGCACTGATGTTCTACCGATTATTGATGCAAGTGATACAAGTAACAAGAAGATAAGTTACGCAAATTTACTAAGTAAAGCTCCTGACGGATCAACTTCTGCTCCTGCATTTAGTTTTAATTCTGATCCAAATACAGGAATAAGTGGAGGATCAGATACCTTAACCTTTAGTACAGGTGGAACTGGCAGAATGTCTATCAGTTCTGCTGGTCTTGTAAATATCGTAGGAGATTTAACTGTTGGTGGAACGACTACCACAATAAATACAACCACACTTGATGTTGAAGATAAAAATATTACTCTTGGAAAAGTATCAACTCCGACTGATACGACTGCTGATGGCGGTGGTTTAACTCTTAAAGGTGCATCTGATAAGACATTTAATTGGGTAAATGCAACAGATTCATGGACAAGTAGTGAGCATCTATCTGTTTCTGGTCAAAAAGAAGTTAGATATTTAGATTCTGATTCATCTCATTATGTTGGTTTTAAATCTCCTGCAACAGTGTCATCTAATGTGGTTTGGACATTACCTTCTGCTGATTCTTCTGTAAGTGGATATGTTTTATCAAGTAATGCTTCTGGAGTTCTTAGTTGGGTAGCACCTGGACAGAACGCAGATCCTGATTTTACTGGTACGTTAACTCTTACTGATGATGGAAATATCAGAGGATTTGCTTCTACTCAGGCTACATATACTGGATCTGTTAAAACTTTTACTGTTACTGTCGCAACCAAGACCGCAGCACATAGATATAACGGAAGTGGCTCTAGTAATGGATATGTAATAGATGGTAAGGAAGCACCATTTTTAACTCTTACACCTGGTCGTACTTATAAATTTGATCAATCAGATTCAAGTAATACTGGTCATCCTTTACGTTTTTATCTTGAAGCAAATAAAACTACAGCTTATACAACAAACGTAACTGTAAATGGCACAGCAGGTCAAAGTGGTGCATATGTGCAGATTGTCATAGGAGATACTACTCCGATGGTTATTCATTATCAATGTTCATCTCATGCGTTGATGGGTAATGCGATCCAGACAAACTCTGCAACAGCTACAGGAACTCTATTGTCCAGCCTAAGTGTTAGTGGAAATATGGATGTTACTGGCACATTTACTGTCAGCGACAATATTTTGATGACAGGAACAGGAGCTATTGATGTTGCTTCTGGAACTACAGCACAAAGACCAGGATCTCCTTCTGCTGGTATGTTCAGATTCAATAGTCAGACATCAGAATTTGAAGGGTACGATGGTAGTGCTTGGGGAGAGATCGGTGGTGCAGCAGCTACAGGAACAGCAGATTTATTAGATATTGCATCATCTTCTGGTACTGGTGGTGGATCAGCTACATTTAACGGATCTGCTTATAGATTTAAGCTAGTCACCAAAGGTACAAGTAATGCAGTTACACCAAGTAATGCAGAAATATTGAGAGTATCTATCAATGGTGTGATGCAACAACCTAATGATGGATCTGGACAGGGGGATATGACAGATGGATATGTTGTAAGCGGTACTGATATTATCTTTGATTCTGCTCCTCCTAGTGGATCTACATATTTTATTGTTAATATGGGTGCGACAATCGCCATTGGAACTCCTGGTGATAACACAGTAACAAGTGCGAAGATAGTTGATGGAACTATTGTTGGAACGGATCTAGCTACTAATGTTGACCTTGCTGACAACCAAAAAATAAGATTTGGAACAGGGAATGATCTTGAGATATTTCATGATGGAAATAATAGTTTTATAAAAGATAGTGGAACTGGAGCCTTAAGTATCTCAGGTAGTCAAGTGAGTTTAGATAGCTCTGATCTTAGTGAATATATGGTTAGAGCTATAGAAAATGCACAGGTAGAGTTATATCACAATGGTATTAAAAAGTTTGAGACTACAAGTGCTGGAGCTACTGTTACAGGCACATTAACAGCAACAGCTTATGCTGGAGATGGATCGGGTCTTACAGGAGTTTCGTCACAAGTTGCTGATGGTTGCGTTACAGAAAACTCGCTAACAATTTCAAATAATTATACTATGACCACAAACAAGTCAGGTATAAGTGCAGGGGATATAATAATAGCAAGTGGGGTAACAGTTACCATTCCTTCAGGTTCACGTTATGTTATTGTCTAGGAGGTAAAATTATGCCAATAGTATTAAACGGATCTACTGGAGTCATATCAGCCTCAAGTTTATCAGGTATATCTACAGGTAAAATTCTTCAAACAAAACAAGTAGTTAAAACTGACGCTTATAGTTTCGTATCTAGTTCTGGTAACGAAAGAGTAGATATAACAGGTTTAACTCTAGATATAACTCCTTCATCTGCATCTAATAAGATTTTAGTTGAATATCGTGTTAATGTAGGTGGCCCAAATGGAGCTTATAGAATAATGGTTCATTTAATGAGAGGCTCTTCAGATATTTATAGAGGAGATCAAGATTCTGGACAAACTAATCAAACAAGATGCTCTAATCATATAAATACTATGAATGATGGTGTTGGTGCATCTAGAACTGCACTTACAACTGGACAATTTTTAGATTCTCCAAACACAACAAGTTCAACAACATATAAATTACAAATTCATACTGTTAATTCAGGAAATACTTATTATATAAATCGTAGTAGTTATTCAAGCAATGATGTTTACGTTGGTAGAGAACCAAGTCATATAACATTAATGGAGGTAGCAGCATGAGTCAGATTAAATTATTACATAGCGGTGGAAATGGAGTTATATTAGCTGCACCAAGTTCTAATCCAGCAGCAGATAGAACCCTTACACTACCTGGTGATGCCGATGGAACAATAGCTACAACTGCAACTGCTGGTAAAATTCTTCAAGTTAAACAAGCTGTAAAATCAGATAGACAAACCATACAATCACAAACTTTAGTCGATATTACAGGCATGAGCGTTAGTATTACACCTAGCTCAAGTTCTAGTAAGATTTTAGTTAATTATTCTCTTGTTGTTTTTGCAAATGCTGTATATTACACCATGCGTTTATTAAGAAATAGTGACAGCACAATTTTTATTGGAGATCAAAACCCAAGTGCTACAAGTCAATCTAGAGGTGCATTTGGTACTTATCAAGCATCATATGTAAATGCAATGACAGTAGCTCAAAGTTTTTTAGATTCGCCAAATACAACTAATGCTACAACTTATAAATTACAAGCACATTGTCCATATTCTTCTAGTTATACAATTGCTATTAATAGTTCTGTAGTTCTTGATAATTACACTTACATGACAAACTGTGTTTCAACAATAACCGCTATGGAGGTTGCAGCATGAGTAGGTTAATAACAAACGCAATACGATCCACTTCTGCGTCAGCAGATGCAATAACATTTGATAATTCTGGCAAACCAACCTTTCCAAATGGCGGTGCTGGTAAAATTCTTCAAGTTGTTCAAGTAGCTAAAACAGACACACAATCTACACAATCTAC